CCTTTGAGCGAGTCGCTAATGGCAGTCTTAAAAGACTAATTATCAATATGCCTCCCCGCCATACCAAGTCAGAGTTTGCTTCCTATCTGTTTCCCGCTTGGTATCTAGGGAAATACCCTCATAGAAAGATTATTCAAACCGCTCACACAGCAGAATTAGCAACGAATTTTGGTCGTAAGGTCAGAAACTTAGTAGCAACCCAAGACTACCAAAACATATTTACCACCAAACTATCGTCAGACAGCAAGGCGGCAGGTCGTTGGAACACCAACAAAGGCGGGGATTACTTTGCGATTGGTGTCGGTGGAGCGGTAACGGGTAAAGGTGCGGACGTCCTCATTATTGACGACCCCCATTCCGAGCAGGAGGCGATGCAAGGAAACCCCGCAGTCTTTGATCGGGTCTATGAATGGTATTCATCAGGTCCAAGACAGAGACTTCAGCCAGGCGGAAGCATCATTATCGTAATGACCCGCTGGTCAAAGAGAGATTTGACTGGACAGATCCTCAATAACTCCATTAAACGAGAAGGAGATGACTGGGAACAGATCGAGTTTCCTGCCCTAATGCCGTCTGGCAAGCCTTTATGGAAAGAATTCTGGAGTCAAAAAGAACTAGAAGCCATTAAAAATGAGATTCCAGTTAGCAAATGGGAAGCCCAATACCAGCAAAACCCAACTTCCGAAGAGGGAGCCATTATTAAACGGGATATGTGGCAGATCTGGGATAAGGATGAACCGCCAAAATGTGAGTTTATTATCCAATCTTGGGATACCGCTTTTGAAAAGAACAATAGGGCGGACTACTCCGCCTGCACGACATGGGGAGTCTTCTATAAAACAGATTCCGATGGCTTTGATACCACCCACATTATCCTTTTGGACGCCTTCAAAGAACGTCTAGAGTTCCCAGATCTAAAGAGAAAAGCCCTAGAACTGTATAAGGAGTGGGAACCCGATGCTCTGATTGTGGAGAAAAAAGCCGCAGGTGCGCCCCTCATCTATGAGATGCGTAGGATGGGAATCCCATTACAGGAATATACACCGAGCAAAGGCTCTGATAAGATAGCCCGTGTAAACGCTATATCTGATCTATTTGCTTCAGGTTTTGTCTGGTGTCCTGACAGGCGTTGGGCAGAAGAAGTTATGGAAGAATGTGCTTCTTTTCCCAATGGCGAGCATGACGACCTTGTAGACTCCACCAGTCAAGCTTTGTTAAGATTTCGTCAGGGAGGATTTATCCGTTTAAACTCGGATGAAGAAGATAAATTTATGCCACGCAAGAAAGTAGCATATTACTAGGAATCATTATGATTGAAAAAAGTCTTTACCAAGCCCCAGTAGGGATTGATGCTTTGCCAACCCCTGATATTGAAATTGAAATTGAGGATCCAGAATCCGTAACGATAGGCATAGACGGACTAGAGATTGTTTTAGAACCTAACAAAGAGTCTGATGAAGACTTCGATGCCAATCTAGCTGAGTACATTAGCGAAAAAGAATTAACGGAGATTGCTGGCGACTTACTGGGCGACTTTGAAGACGACCTTTCCGCCCGTAAGGACTGGATTCAGACCTATGTAGACGGTCTAGAGCTTTTAGGAATGAAGATTGAAGAACGAACAGAGCCGTGGGAAGGAGCCTGTGGAGTCTATCATCCCCTCCTCTCCGAAGCCTTAGTCAAGTTTCAATCAGAAACCATTATGGAGACTTTCCCTGCGGCAGGTCCTGTTAAGACTGTCATTATTGGAAAAGAGACCCCAGAGAAGAAAGACGCTGCTCAGCGGGTTCAGGACGACATGAACTATCAGTTGACAGACGTGATGGTCGAATACCGCCCAGAACACGAAAGAATGATTTGGGGTCTAGGACTGGCAGGAAACGCTTTTAAGAAAGTTTATTTTGATCCTGCACTAGATCGTCAAGTCTCTATGTTTGTCCCTGCTGAGGACATCGTAGTGCCTTATGGAGCATCTAGTCTTCAGTCTTCTCCCCGTGTCACTCACGTTATGAGAAAGACCGAAAACGAAGTCAAACGACTTCAGTTTGCTGGCTTTTACAGAGACGTAGAACTTCAAGAACCTAGCGGAGCTTTGGACGAAGTCGAGAAGAAGATTGCCGAAAAAATGGGTTTTAGAGCAACTTCAGACGACCGTTACAAGCTTTTGGAAATGCACGTAGACCTAGACTTGCCTGGTTATGAGGACAAGGACAAGGACGGAGAACTGACTGGCATCGCCCTACCGTATGTTATAACGATTGAAAAAGGCACTCAAGAAGTCCTATCAATCCGCAGAAACTGGAGACCTGAAGATGACACTCATCAAAAAAGGAATCATTTCGTCCATTATGGATATGTGCCAGGCTTTGGCTTTTATTGTTTTGGGCTTATCCACCTTGTCGGTGCTTTTGCTAAGTCTGGTACTTCTCTTATCCGACAGCTTGTGGATGCAGGCACATTATCGAATCTGCCAGGTGGCTTTAAAACCAGAGGTCTGCGAGTTAAGGGAGACGACACCCCCATCTCGCCAGGTGAGTTTAGAGACGTAGACGTGCCTAGCGGAGCCATTAAGGACAACTTAATGACGCTCCCTTATAAGGAACCCAGTCAAGTCCTGTATTCCCTCCTAGGGACTATCGTAGAAGAGGGTCGCAGATTCGCTTCCGCTGGCGACATGAAGGTCGCTGATATGTCTGCCAACGCTCCTGTCGGCACGACTCTGGCGATTCTAGAGCGGACTCTCAAAGTCATGAGTGCGGTACAAGCCCGTATTCATTACTCCATGAAGCAGGAATTAGGTCTTCTAAAGGACATTATTCGTGACTACACGCCCGAAGAGTATAACTATGAGCCTGAAGAGGGCAGCCGCAAAGCAAAGAAGAGCGACTATGACATGGTTTCGGTCATTCCAGTCTCAGATCCTAATGCGGCAACGATGGCGCAGAAGATCGTTCAGTACCAAGCAGTACTCCAACTGGCTCAAAATGCGCCTCAGATCTACAACCTACCGCAACTACACCGACAAATGCTAGATGTTTTGGGAATTCGCAACGCTCAGAAACTAATTCCACTACAAGACGACCAAAAGCCGAAGGATCCTGTTACAGAAAACATGGGTGTCTTGACTATGAAGCCTCTAAAAGCATTTATTTACCAAGATCATGAGTCTCATATTATGGCTCATACCAATTTTATGAAGGATCCTCTAACGGCTCAGGTCATTGGGCAGAATCCACAAGCTCAAATGATGGGTGCTGCTTTAAACGCCCATATAGCCGAGCATTTTGGATTTAAATACCGCCAGATGATGGAACAACAATTAGGAGCGCCATTACCGTACCTTAAAGATGATGACGAAACAATCCCAGAGGAGTACGAAGTCCAGCTTTCTAGGTTGGTGGCTCAAGCTTCTACCCAGCTTTTACAACAAAATCAAGCTCAGGCGGCTCAACAACAAGCTCAACAGCAGGCTCAAGATCCAATTATTCAAATGCAACAGCAAGAACTTCAGATCAGAGCGCAAGATGTACAGAGAAAAGCTCAAAAAGATCAGGCAGACATTCAACTCAAGCAAGAGCAGATCAGTGTTGAGCGAGAGCGAATTGCCGCCCAAGTGGAAATGGAAGGTAATAAGGCAGGAATTAAAATGGCTGCCGAAAGAGACAAACTAGACCGTAGTAGTGAGCTAGAAGCAACAAAACTAGGTGTTGATATTGCCAAATCAAGGAATAAATAATGACAGAAATTGACGTTTTAATGGGTCAGATAGACGAAAAAGCTGATCAATTAAAGGATGCTGTGGTGGTTGGAAACATGGATCACGTACAGTACCAACGAGTTTGCGGAGAGATTCGAGGTCTGCTCACAGCAAAGGGTTACATATTAGACCTCAAAGACAAAATGGAGAAAATGAATGACTGAATTACTAATCGGATCGACCACCGATGATGTAAACGATGTGACCGTATTGCCTGAGACGGACGAAGAGAAGGCAAAACAACTACCTAAACCCTCTGGATATCGCATTTTATGTGCCATTCCAGATACGGAGAGGGAATATGAAGGCGGCATCATAAAGACAGACGAAGCTG